TATCAAAATTTGTTTTGAACAAATCAAATTTTGATAACTATAAATCATGTGACCCCTATACTAAATGTTTTTTGGAAATTACTGGGTTGAGAAAAATAAACATTTTAACTGTTGCACCCAAATCGATTGTGCATACAATTGAAACGAACACAACAACGTTGAAAACATTTATCGAATTGTGTAGATGGAAAAAGTGTAATATATGGATTATCAAAGACTATCTATGTTACCCAATGGGTACTCATCCGCCTACCCATGTTGTTGAAAATAATACAGTAATACCATGGGAAGGTCAACTCTATGAAAACCATTATCATTTGTCTAAACCTTTATATGCATTATCGTATTACAAATTAGATGAACTCAAAATGATTGCAGCTCAATTGCATATTCCTGTGTCGAAAACAAAAAAACAAATATATAGTGATATTCAAACGATTATTAAAATTGATTAAATAAAAAGTATAGGTATATAGCATAGAATGGATAAATTAATAGAAACCTATCAGAAACATAAAAATTCAGATTCTGTAAAATACGAATTTGAATTACGGTTTAAACATTATTTGGACCCGCTTACACGTAGTGATTACAACAACGTAATTGAATGGTTGCTCATGTGCGGGTTCAAAATAAAACACCGGTTGTCTTTGTTTCGGATGTCGTTGGGTAAAAATATTCGTGCAGAAATAGACGGAATTGATGCCATCAAAAAATATTGTGCATCTCAAACCAACGAAAACATGAAATATATAGAAAAACAACAAATTGTTGAACCGTATACACATCAGGGATATAATGTACAATTTTCACTAAATTCTGAAACGGTTAAACCTAGCGTAGAAACAATGCCCGACATGAATACGTTTCGCTTTATGAAACGTATACAATTATACCATCCAAACCATCCCGCGTTTGTCATTGATTGCAGTATTGTGAAAATGTTGCGCAACAGCCCGATTAAAACAATGGTTCAAGTATTTGACATGACTCCTGCGTATGAAATTGAAGCAGAATGTGTTCAACCCCTTCCAACAAAAGAATTAAAAGGTGAAATATCATTTATTATTACTCATGTGTTGAAAGGTTTACAGCGAACTAATTTTCCTATTTCGTACAAGGAAATTGCAGACGTACAAGCAGAATACAAAGAACTATTTCCGGTGGGAGAACGAATGAAAGATTTAAATTTTATAGGACCTAACACAGTTACATTACAACATGAAAATATTCCTTTGTTGACCGAAGATGATTTTATGGTGTCAGATAAAATAGATGGAGAACGTAAATTGTTGTTTATATCGAAAACGATGAAAATGTATTTGATTCCACCATCAGGACGTGTTGAAAATATGAATTGTACCTTAGAAAAACAAAAAGGATTACCGATTGGTCCGATGGTACTCGACGGTGAACATGTTTTCAAAGATGCAAAAAATAACATGCATAATACATTTTATGCTTTTGACATGTATTATTTAAATATTGAACCGTTGACCGAACAAAATAGAACCAACCTTAGTATTAATACCAACGATGTTCGTGCCTATCCTTTGCCGATTCGGAGAGAAGTATTGATGCGTGTCATTAATAGTGTATTTACAACCATTACCAATCTTGCTGAAAACAAATATGCAATTGAATACAAACAATTTTTAACTTTTTCACCTGCCAATTGCAGAATGTTGTACGAATTGCCGAAACCTTATCATAAAGACGGTCTTATTTTTACCCCTATTAAATTTGGAGTTGGTGTATCGAGTGAAGATGCTCCCATTTCCAACAAACGAACTACATGGGATTTGAATTTCAAATGGAAACCTTCAGAAGAAAATACAATTGATTTTTATGTAGACATTGACTCTACACCTAAAAAAACGGTAACGGGAAAAGAATACAAAGTAATTACCTTAAAATCCTCCTATACTGCTTATCCTGGTCGTGAACAATCCGATTATACGGTCTGTCCATCTGTATCGGTGTATCAAAATTTAGACATTCATTCGAACGGTAAACAACTGATTCCTTTTATTGGTGGTCGACCTTATGATGTTTCTGCCTATCTATGCAATAGGTATACCAACGAAGAAGGGAATCTTTGTACAGAAAGTGAAGGCCGACCCGTAGAAGTTCTTGAACACGGTGCTATTGTAGAATTCAAATATGATAGTACAAAAGAAAAGGGATGGAGATGGACACCGATTCGTGTTCGATGGGATAAAACTTCGCCAAATGCCTATAGTACTGCTGTGAAAAACTGGATAAGTATTTACAATCCAGTTACCTATGAGATGTTGGTAGCTCCTACGAAAGAAACTACAGTAAGCAAATCGTTGCGTCCTGCCGAATTAGATACAGAATATTACACGTTGAAAACAGAAAAAGGTAACTTGAAAGAAGGTAAATTAATGAGCGATTTCCACAACGATATCAAACGAATGTTGATTGACCGACTATCTGAAAAAGTAAGGTCAACCAATAAACGAAAAGCCATGTTGATTGATTTTGCATGCGGTAAAGGCGGTGACATTCAAAAATGGGAAGATGCTCAATGTGAATTTGTACTTGGTATTGATATCAACAATGACAATTTACACAATACAGTGGACGGTGCATTTTTGCGCGTTGTACAAAAGAAAATGCGTAAATTCAAACGCAAAGAACAAGATTTGTTGCCCATGTTGTTTGTAGAAGGAAGCAGTAGTTTGATGATTAAAGAAGGAGAAGCATTGAAACATGAATATGAAACCCAAATCTTACACTATTTATTCGGTATGGAATCTACCTATCCACCCATGTTATCTGAAAAAACAAAAATACCGTATGGATATTGCAAACGAGGATTTGATATAGGAAGTATTCAATTTGCACTGCATTATATGTTTGATTCAGAAGAATCCATTATGAAATTTGTTTATAATTTAGTCGATTGTATTCAAGTTGGTGGATACTTTTGCGCCACTTGTTTTGATGGTCGTAGCATTATGGAACTGTTGAAAAATATTAAGAAAGGGCAAATAATGTCGACATGTCACGATGATATGGGAACCTTCAAATTATCTACCGATGTAAAACCTGGATATGTACCCTTTTCTAATATTCAAAAACAGTATGAGAATTCAGATGTGAAAGATATTAGTGAATATGTTGCATTAGCTATTGGAGTAAAACAACAATCCTTGAACAAAGATGTATTTCTCAAAGAATATCTAGTATTTGCAGAATATTTTATTCCATTGATGGAAAAATATGGATTTGAATTAGCAACAGATATACGAGAATTTCCAAATGGAACTGGACTTTTCAAAACATTGCAGAGTAAATATAAAGACATGTCGTCCGAACCAAACCAAGAAGCTATTTCCCATTTGAATCGTTATTATGTATTTCAAAAAAAAAGAAATGTATCTTTTCGCGCCATTAAAGTATTTAAAACTACTATTTAAAAATAAAAATTAGTTAAATAAGTTATCCTATACATGTCTATATGAATTATGTATTACCCAAAGTAAATATATCTTATAAAGAAAATGAAATCCCTTATTCTATATCATGCAATTCATTACAACACTATTTGACTACTTTTGAGCCTACTACTGAAGTAGAAAATTCAATTGTTACATTAAGTAAATACAAGCCTAAATCGAATTCTTTTTTTGTCATGCTTGAACTATTACATTCAAATCGAATTCCAGATACAACGGAAATTACCAATGTAGGAAGTGGAGCATGTTTAGAAGCGTTTGATTGGATAAAAAAGAATATTTCTTTTAAATTAAGAACAAAATCAACTCAGTTGATTATAGGTGATATAGATGATTTTAAGGACCAAGTAATGTATGTATTGAATCATCAAATTGCAGGAGGTATGTGTTTTCTTCGAATTGCAGACACAACAAAACAAGATACAATTCAGCTTATTTATATATTGTGTGCATGTTATGAAAATGTTCACATTTGTAAACCACGAGCAATTAGTAACAGTAGTTTAGTAAAATATATTGTCTGCACAAATTTCAAAAAAATAGTACAAATTGATAATTATGATAAGTTGACGTTACCTTATTATTTCATGACCAAAATAAATGAATTAAATGCCATGTACGGGCAAATACAATTTGAATACTTGCAATATACCGATAATTCAAAAGAAAAATGGATTCATTGGTGTTCTGAATTTTCTATTCCAATTTAGGAAAAATATAATCTATATATATGGATTACAAAGTAGTTGGCACTTTATTCAATATGATTATTTTCATTATTTTTGCATCATCATACACATTTCGATACGTGAAACGTATGGGTATTCGCGATGAAGACACTTCATTGATTGTTCGTTCCATTTTAGTTGGATTAGTAAGTTTTTTAGCAATGAATATGAATTAAAAAAAGTACTTAAATAAATTGTCTTGTATAAACATATACCCAACACGGATAGATTACTTAGTTTTAAGTATATACAAGTAATGAAAGGTTCAACTCCTTTCTTGGGTATCTCTCGTGATAGCTCAGTTGGTAGAGCGACGGACTGTAAATCCGCAGGTCAAGGGTTCAACTCCCTTTCATGAGATTAATTTAGAGTTTCATAATATAAATAAGTAATATGGACCCCACTGTTACTTATTTATTCAACCCAAAACGTAAAACAACTGTTTCCACACTTCAAGAATACGATGTTGATTATAAGGCACGCGTTTTAGAATTAACTTCTTCCATGTTTGATAATACACATCCTGGTTTACAAAATTCATTTCGAACCTATGTGCATGATTGTATTCAATATTTAAAATATCAAGAAACAAAAGAAAAGGAAGAAGAAAAAGAAAAAAAACAAGAAATAATGCCAATCAATGGTGACCAGTTCATTTTTGCTCCTAAAAAAATAGATGTTCTTGTGAAAAAGAATAAAAAAAATATGTTTTTAATACATGGTAAAACCTGAAATATGTTCTCCGCTTTATATAAAAAATAAAAATTATACTTGTTACAATAATAATCATTTGTATCAATTAAAAAATAAATACAATCGTACGCATAAACGAAAAATTCATGCAGTTAATCCAGTTGAAATTTGGAAAGAATTAGATTCTAAACTTACCAAATGCAAAAAAGAATCTTGTTGGGCAAAAGAATTAGATGTTCCTGCGGATGAAGTGTTTGCCCCTAAAAGTCCTTCTTCCTGGAAAAAGAATAAAAATGAATGGTTGTCTAGTTTAGAAATTACAGACGTGTTGAAACAATACGAAAAAGTGTACCCTCAGTTCAAATACATAGGACCATCTCCATCCGATTATGATTTCAAAGAAGAAGATGGACAATGCGTCTGGCCTGAATTATGCAACTTTGATGTAAATAAAACCAAATATATGGATATTGGTATTGTCTTCAATATTGACGAACATGAAGGTGAAGGAATACATTGGGTCTCTATGTTTATTGACCGCCGAAAAAAAATGATTTACTATTTTGATTCGGCCGGCGACAAAATTATTAAAAATATCAAAAACTTTGTAACTCAAGTTCAAAGACAAAATCCTAGTTATGCATTTGT